GTTTCCAAAATTCGGGGATAGCGGGTTGGCCGATCCGGTGAGCACCGTAAACCCGGCTGGCAACGTGCCGTTATATGCTGCCACACCAAACCCGGCCTGCCCCGCCTGGCCAATGGCATAAATGTTGTCATAGACCATACCCCCAGCACTTACAGACCCGAACTCAACGTCATCGGTCGTTTGGACATTCTGATCCATGTCGTAAAGTTCATTGGCCCCCTGCCCGGTGTCGATGGACCCAAACGTAACGTCATCGGTTGTCCCAAGCTCCAAACTTGTTCTCGTACCATCGGGTCCCATCTTCATTTTTGCGATTGCCGGCCAGGCAACGATCAGGATCAGGAGGGCCAGTACTGCTGTTAAAATTCGTTTTTGCATGGTGCCTCCTATTCTATTGCCTCGTTGGTTTCCAGTATTTCACAGGTGCCGGATGCGGCAAACTGCAGGACCAGGGTGGCTGCGCGCCGGCGGATGTCGTGCTGAAAGCGGTCGCCGGCCCGCAGGATGGCCACGGCCGGGGTGTTGGCCACAGCGTCATAGAACACGGATACCGGGCCGCCGGTGACCTTCCATATATAGATATGGGAGGGGGTGCCGGTGCCCAGCAGGGTGACCGTCTGGTCATCGCCAGATCCGGTGGACGTGACGGTGTGCCGGACAGCGACGGGATTATAATAAGGGGTGGCCGCCGTCCTTGTCAGGTCGCCATCGGTGGGTACATAGACGGTGGCGACTGAATCCCCGGGAGACACCAGGATAAGCCCGCCGTCGGTTCCCGGGGTCATGATATTGCGGCTGGTATTGTTGATCCAGGTCCCCGCCGATGCACTGACGGCCAGGGCCAGGGTCAGGGCAATAATGGCCAGCATGGCCGGTATAAAACCGATTTTTCGTTGCATGAAAACCTCCTTTAAAACGTAATTAACGATCATTTAAATTTTGATTGTCTGGATCTGCAATGCCCCGTCGGGGCGGCTGATCCGGTCGATGACGCGGAACTGGTCGGTGGTGCTGGTGACCAGGCCCAAAAGGGCCTTGTCAAGGGCGCTGTCCGCATCGAATACAAATGCAATGGTCTGTCCGCGCTGGATATCGGCCAGGTAATAGCCGCCGGCCAGCTCGATAATCAGGCGTGGGGCGGCCAGGTCCCCGATGACCCAGTCGAGCACGGCCTGGGCCTGGGCTGCTCCTATTATATAAGGGTACGTGAGCTGCTCACCGACCAGGGTCCCGTACTTTGTATCGGACGTGCTGTCATCGGCGATGACCACGGCCCGGTCCGCCTCGGCATCGTCCTCGCATCCGGACCAGTCGCGGGCATGCCGGGCCGACAGGGCGTTGAGGATATTGGCCCGGTCCGTGTAGCTGATCCAGATCTGAGACAGGTCGATGCGGTGGGCCGTCAGGGTTTTGTCCGTGCTCTCGGATGCCGGGATATGCTTCAGGTGATGCACGCCCGCCGCCCAGTACTCGATGGATTTGCTCTGATGCGCGATGCGGCCCGCCAGGTCGCGCACGTTGGGCCGGGCCAGGATCGCAAAGGCCAGGGTATAGCTGTTTGTATTATAAAAGGTGCCGGCGGCCGCGTAGGTGGTGGCATCGATCTCTGCGGAGGTCAGGCCGCACAGGGCGATGAGCAGGTGTTTGAGGATGTGATCGGGCCGCTCTATGAGGGCGGCCGGGGTGCCGGTGTAGGTGCCGGCGCCATCATCCTGATACCCGTCCACGTCCGCGGACACCCGGTTGCCGATGACGGTTTCGGCGGTGGTATTGCCTGACATTGTGACCGTGCCGGTCAGGGATACATCGGCGCTATCCTCATGAGCTTCCGGCGCATATTCAAACTCGGCGTAAATTTCTATCACGCCAATAGAACCCGAACCAAGAGATTGCGTGACCATGGCATATGCAGCATTAACTTCCGCCCAGGTATTAAAACTGCTTGATAAGGTTAACCAATTACTTTGATAAAAATTATTAGAGGCGGCGGCCCCGCCCACCGATAAACTTTGCCCGCAAAATCCGAATGCTATAGTATTTCCGGCTAACATCGTATGACATTGTATCCCTAAGCGGATTTTTATCGGGATACCGCCCGGGTTTTGGTTATATATAGAATTCATCCACACATAAGCCAGGTGGGAATTGAACCCCGTATAAGTAGTCAGGCTGCCATCTATGATATTATTGGCGTTTGTAATTGTTCCACTTGTTGATGCAATGCGATCTATATTCCACCGATGATATAAATTACTGCCAGTATGATCATGGCCGGCATCATCCGTGTCAAGCGTATTGTTGATGTCCACATTGACCTGTTTCAGGAAGGTCGGCAGCGCGGAAAACGCGACCACGGCCAGATCCTCATACCCGGCCAGCTCATCACCGGTCTGGCCCGTATAGGCCGTGAACCCGGTGGTCTGGCGGATATTGTCCACATATACGGCATCGATGGCTTTCACCGGGTGGGCCGCCACAGTGTAGACGTAAGAGGTCTGGATCTCGGCGCATGCCGATCCCAGGTCATGGTCCACGGCGGTGGTGCTGTCATAGGCCCGGGCGTCGGCGGCGGCCAGGGTCAACGTGTTGCCGGCGCGGGAGGCAATGGAGATCTGTTCGCTGTCGATCTGCAGGATAAACGCCCCGCTGGGCAGGTAGGCGCCGTCGGTGACATCGGCGGTGCCGCTGTTGCCCGGGCTGGTGTCGGTCCAGTCGGTCACGATGGTGGTCTTGCCACCGGCATCCACGGCCAGGGCCGGCACCTTGCGGGCCTGGCCATAGACCACGGGCAGCATCTTGCCGATATCGTCGGGATCGGCCCCGGCATAATCCGTGGTGTTGCAGATGCTCACTGGGAAGCGGTGGGCGATGTCCAGCTCCATGCCGCTGCAGGTGATCTCCACCCGGTCTGTGGCCATGGAGGGGAAATCCTCTATTTTGCCCTTGAACAGGTCGATTTTATCGGCGGCAACAGGACCTTTATATGTCGGAAAGGTTTCCATTTCCATATCTTGCACAACTAAATTGGTATCAGTATTATAAATCGAATTTAAAGAACTTAAAACATAATGATATGCCAGTTCCGGCATTAATCCAGGCAGGTCAAGTGTTAACGTTTCTTTTAATATTGTCCTGGCCGAATCAGTATATATCGCGCATAATAACTGCCCGTAATCCCCTATGGTATTATCGTAATTAATAGTTAAATAATAATTGGTATTGCTTGCAAACCCAGATTCATGCACCTGTGTTTTGTTACCGCCTATAATACAATTTATTGCCATTATATATGTGGTCTGATGAAACCACTGCACAAATATCCCATTACTACATTCACTTATCTCATCTATACCATCTCCGAACCCACATACTGCCATCTCTGTTTTATCCAAATAGGAATCATTATTCAAACTGGTCTTTAAATCGATTTTAAAAACAGTAGGCATTGTCAATGCTTTATATACATAACCGACCTCGCCCAATGCCATATCTGCGACCGTTATTGTACCTGCTATAACGGCTACACGGCCACCGGCATCGACCTCGGTATATTCTGTAAAATCAATATTGGCAGCAGCGCCGGCTACGTCTACCTGTTCTCCATCCAATATTTCAGAGACGGTAATTGTGGCATAATGCGGATCGTGGCTAGCGAACAGGGCCGTGAAATTGGCGGCACCGCCCACGGGCATGGTATTGTCCACGGCAAACCCGGCGCCGGATGGCTCCAGGGTGTAGTCGATGGGGTCGATCTTGCCGTGATCAATGGTGTTCCAGGACAGGATCAGGGGCTCGTAGACCTGGTCGTCGAAAAGGCAGCGCTCAGCGCCCGATCCCCATATGCGATCGCACAGATACAGGGTGAGGCCGTCAAACTCGATCGTGAGCAGCCGGATCGGCTCCACGGCCGGGGCATCGATGCGCGTGACATTATAGGCGGACAGGCTCACAATACCTCCAAAAGACTCAGGCTGATGTGGGTGTGGGTTTTGTGGTCCCAGTTAATATTCGGGGGGCCGGCCAGGCGGGCAAAAAAGGTGTCCCCGGCGTGATCGGTTACAAAAAAGGGGTTGCTGTAATCATCCAGGTAAGCCATGGCCAGATCGAACTGAACCAGCTCGGCCGCGGACAGAAACAGGGAGTAGGTTCGTGATCGGCGCACCGGGCCGAATTTTGTGGAGCGCTCGGAGCCGCCCACGGTGCGGTTCCACTGGACATTGTCCAGGTCACGGCCGGACGGGGGCCGGGGGGCCTGGACATCGAAGCTGTAGCCGACCCCCATGAAGATCTCGGCGCATTGCGGGTTTGCCATGGAGGTCAGGGTAAGCTGCCAGTACCGGTGGGTCAGGGCGGCCGACAGGGTTTTGATAATCAGGTCGTCATCGGCCTGGGTCCAGTCGGTCGCGGCGTCGGTCCAGGCGGCGTCATCGTCCGAGTGCTGCCACTCCAGGTCCTCACCGTCAAAATTATGGGCCGCCACGGCCAGAAAATCCACGTCCAGGGACGATGCGCCCTGGTCGACGTGAAAGTCTTTGGCTTCGGTGACGGTATCTTTCCACAGAAAATCGATGGACCGGTCATGGATCCGGGCCTCGGGGTAGCCGCTGTCCGGATCCCCGGTGACGGTCACGGTGCCGGATTCTAAAATGTTGGTTGGGTAGATGGTGATCTGGCTCATTGTCGCTGCGCTCCTGGTTGTTGGGGCAATTCATGAATTGCCCTTACTGAAGGCCGAAGGACCCTTTTTCATGATGTCCCCCATCTCAAATTCAGTTGTTTCAGTTCGCGGCTGATCTCGGCAGCCACGGACCGGGCCGCGGTCCGGTCACCGGTCATGAAGGTGGGGGCCACGGTGATATTGATGCCGGCGCCCTGGCGTTCGGCCGCGCTTTCGGCCGGGTTTTTGATGATTTCGCCCTTGTGGCCGTAGAACAGGCCGGTGTAGGGCAGGCCGGAGGGGCCGGTGCCCTTGGCGAACTGGGGCGCGCTGTCGATGGAGAAACCGCCGTCGCTGTCGGTGCCGGGGGTAGACCCGCCTATTTTTTGAATTAAATCTTCCATTCCTGCTCCCGAAAGACTATTTCCGACCAGGACGGTTTTCCATTTTTGATATTGACTAATCATCCTATCCAAAAAGTTGATGATTCTTACGAGTGCGGCCCCCAGCGGTTTCAAATCCTCGATCATCCAGTAGATCCACTCGCTGGCCCCCCGGTACCATTCCGGAAGCCTTTCCCAGATCCCCGTCATATAGCTCCAGAGCGTATCGGCGATGGCCGTTACACTATTGGCAATGCTCTGCGCCCATGCCTGCATGGTGCCGTCCTTGTACCAGCCCTCGATATTGGCCATGATGGCGGAGAGTTTTTTCTCCAGGTATTCCATGACCCCGGAGTCCATGATCATGCGCTGGAATTCGCTCCAGAAGGATTTCAGGCTCTCGATGAGCCCGGCCCACATGCCCTGCATCTTTTCACTCTGGCCCCCGAACCGCTCTTCCATGCCCTCGATGAGCGTGCCGATGGTTTTTTGCGCATCCAGCCCCAGCGTTCCGATCTTGCCCAGCTCTTCGTTGGTAAGGCCCAGCTTTTCCTTGAGGATCTGAAATACCGGCACGCCCCGCTCGGCAAGCTGCAATAACTCTTCGGTGGAAACCCGGCCTTTTGTGGCCATCTGGCCCAGGGCACGGGAGATGCCCAGCAAGGTATCCGACTGCCCGCCCAGGGCGCTGGTGGTATCCACCAGGGTGGTCATCTGTTCGATGGTGGGTTCCAGGCCCATGGCCCGCATCTGGGTAAATGCGTTGATGGCCACCTTGGTATTGATCGGCATTTTCAGAGCCCACTCGTTGAGCTCCCTGAACCACTGTTCGCCTTTGCCCTTTGTGATGGTGTCCAGGGAGAGTTTCATCATGTCCATGGAGGATCCGACATCGATAAAGCTGGACATCAGTTTTTTTACGCCCCATCCTGCCAGGGCGCCGAGGGCCATGGTTTTCAGGCTGAACAGCTTGCGGATGATGCCGCCGGCCGCCCTGGCCACGGCCCCCATGCGGGACTGGATCTTTTTTAAAAGCGAACCCGACTTATTGACCACATCCCTTGTGGTACGAACGGTTTTGTCTCCGAACTGCCGGATTTTTACGGATCCGTTGTCATCTACTTCTATGGTGAGGTTGATGCTCTGATCGGACATTGGTCGCTTCGCTCCGGGTTTTGGGTTCTGGGTGTTGGGTTTTGGGTGTATGGGCAATTCATGAATTGCCCCTACATTCTTCGCGCTGGACGGCCACAATGGCCCCGATTTTCTGCAGCATCTCGCGTATTTGCCAGGGCGCCGTGAGGCCCATCATCTCCGTGTGCCAGCGGATCAGGCCTGTGTTGATGCCGCCCATGCCGTCAAACAGCAGGGGAGACATTTCGCAGTACAGGTTCCAGGCCGGAGTATTTTCAGGGGCCAGACGGACGGTTTTGCAGGTGCTGCATTCCTGGGTTTCGATGAGCCCGTCGGCCAGGGCGTTGTCGCATTCTTCGCACGGATCCCGGCCCAGTTTGGCCCACTGCCGTGCGAAGTCACTCAGTTTTTTTTTTCCGTCTCCATCTTTTCGGCCCGGAAGATCTGGAGGTCGGTGACCGTGTCGATGATAAAATCATCCAGGCCGTAGACCTGGGCGATGAGTACGGCCGCGTTTTCGGCAGAAAAAGAGACCGGTGCATCGGCATCCCGGTCGATGATATCAATGGGCAGAAGCGTTGCCAGGTGACCCAGTGACAGGCCGTGCCAGCCCTTGATCAGCGTTGCCAGGCCCCGGACCAGTTTTTTTTCGTCGATGGTTTCGGCCATCTGGTGTTTCCGGTCCCAGGTGCGGGTCTTTGCCCGGCCCACCAGGGCCTCCAGGCCCGGTTTGTCGATGTATGCCAGTTCCAGTTCAAAACCCTTGAAATCGACACGGATGGTCAGATCCGGGGTTTTGGTTTCCAATAATTTGGTTAATTCCATTTTATCTCCTAGTTGGGGCAATTCATGTAGGGGCAATTCATGAATTGCCCCTACATTTTGCCGGGTTATACATTCGGCACAAATACGGGCATGCCGCATACGGCAAACGATTTTTTCTCTTTGACCATTTCGCCCAGGGGGGCGTTGACATTGACACTGGAAAACATGACCCAGGCGTTGTAATGGTCCCCGGTCTGATCGTTGTCCGGATCATAGGTAAAGAGCTGCAATAAAAACTTTTCCATGGTGCCGTCAATGGTGTCGACCAGGTCGTCAAACCAGTTGCTGCCGGCAAAGAACCCGCCGGCGGATCCGGATGCACCGGCAAGGCCCGGGTACCAGTCCTTCCAGTCATCCTGGAACACGGTTTTCTCGGCCAGGCCCAGGTCCACGGACAGGTCCCAGTCATAGAGATAGCCGACCTTGATCAGGTTGGCCGCCGTCACATAGGCGCCGGTACCGGTGGCGGTGACCACGGTGACGGTGTCGTCGAAATAGGCGATTCCCGAGGCGTGGTTGATGCGCAGCATGTTGGCCCCGCCGCTGTCGGTGAATGTGATGTCGGCATTGGGGTTGAGCAGCCGTTTGGCCGCATCGGTGATCTGGGCCTGGGACCCGGATTCGGTGCAGGCCTCGCTGGACAGGTCACCGGCGGTTTTGTTCCATTTGAACACGTTGGCTTTTTTGCCGTGGGTGACAGACATGGGGTAACTCCTTTTTTGGCTATTAGTAAGGGCAATTCATGAGTAAAGGCAATTCATGAATTGCCCCTACGGTTTTACGCAATGGTCAGGGTCAGCGCCCCGCTGCCCTTGAAACTGAAAGAGCAGGTGACCTTGCCGCCGATGGAGGTGGTCACCGGAAAACTGGTGACGAACAGGTCCCCGGAAAAATAATCTCCCGAATCTTCCAGTTCGAACTTGACATCGGTGAGCTTTGTGCCCGGTGTGACCGCGATGATGTTGTCCATCAGGGCTTTTTGTTCGGTATTGGACGGGTCGAAAAGGCAGTCGATCTTGCCGTCCCATTCCGCGCACCCGGCTATAAAGTCCTTCCAGTCATCGCCCTGGGCCGTGATTTCGTCCATGTCCACATTGGCCGTGATGTCCCAGCCCGTGGTATGGGCCATGTCTGTGCCGCCCTTGTCCACCCGGGCCACTTTGCCGTGTATTGGGTATGCCATGATAAAACTCCTTTAGCTGTTAGCATTTAGCTGTTGGCTGTTAGCTAATAGCTGATAGCTAACGACTAATAGCTGTTATTCATCCTTGATGTAGATAAACGTTAAGATCTTCCGCTGCAGGGCTTCTTTTTCATCGCCGTACAGCTCGCTGGCCTGCTCTGACCGGCACTCGGCCGTGTGCATGCCGGTGATGGAGAGGTAATTGTCCTCCAGGGCCGTTAAAATATCATCTGCCAGGTCCAGGACCCCCGGGGTGGTGCCCCAGCCCATGACCGCGGCCTCGGGTTTGGACAGGCGCACATAGCAGATCATCTGCACCGTGCAGGCGACCTCCCGCAGATCCACGGCCACGCGCTTGCGCGAGATGGCGCCGTCTTTAATCCCGATGGCGGGAAAACCGGCACCGGCCGGCAGCACGTCGGCATCCTCCACCACAAACACGTCGCGATCGCGCACGGCCGTGACCTGGGTTTTCAAGCTGGATTTAATGGCTGTTAAAAGGGCTTTCATAGGTCGCTGCGCTCCGGGTTATGGGTTTTGGGTTTTGGGTTTTTAGCTAAAAGCTAATCGCTAATGGCTAATAGCTTCCGTTATTTTTCCGTCACATAATCGACGATAATGCGTTTAAATATGCGCCAATCCGCCGGATGGACCATGAGAAAAGGCCGGGCCGGTATGTCCGTGCTCATCTGCCGTTTGTGGCTGCGTACCATGACCGAGCGGGCCGGTATTCTTTTGCCGAATGCCCGTGTCATGATTCGCCAGTGCTTTTTGACGGTGACATTTGCGCTGATATGGCCGCCCAGCTGATGGATGCGGGCATATTTCACGTTGGTGCCCACGGTGAGGCGGCGGCCGGTGGCTTCCATGGTGATGGAGTTTTTCAGCCGGGCCGTTTCCACCAGGGTCTGACCCCCGGATCGTTTGGCCCGGGCGGATTTTTTCCAGCGTTTCGGGCGGCCCCCTGCCTTGAAATTCTTTGCAATCGACCGGATCAAAACCAGGCCGCAATCTTTCAGTGCCGGCTGCATGTTTTCCATGTGGGCCGCCGCCCTGTCGATGCCCGATATTGCTTTGATCTCGGATAGTTTGTATTTAATGGCGACCATTAAAATCCTGTCATTTTGGACCGTGAAAAGATCCGCGTGCTGCTGCTGATGGTGGGGGCATTGCCCTCGGACGGTACGCCGTCCGGATCATCGGCCCCTAAAGAAAACGTGCCGGCAGCCACTGCCGTGAGGCGATCGATGGCCGCGTCATAGCGAATCTTGCGGTCTTCGGGCGCGCCCCGGCGCCGGGCATAGAGATTATAGATGGCCATGTCAACGGCCATCTTGCGGATGATGTCGGGCACGGTGGTAAACGGCACGGGGTACCGCTCACCACAGAACCCGTCTATCTCGGCATCGGCATCGGCAATGGCCCGATCAACCGCATCGGTGTCTACAGTCCCGGCGTCGGCATCATCGGTGACATCGACAAGGTCCGCCGAACTCATGAGCTCAAGGATGTCGGTCTGGGTGCAGTAGGCCATGGTTTATTCCTCCGGGGGCTCGGCCGGTGGTTTTTCCGCCGGCGGTTCAGCCGTGTGTTTTTCGACCAGGGCAATCAGGTCCGCTTTTTTATCAGCCGGGCTGTACGTGATCTCCAGATCAGTACACAGGGCTTTGAGCCGGGGCACCGTCAGATCTTTCAAGAGCGGGGACGTGGTGATGGTCTCCTCATCTTCAACCACCTGGACGGTGAGCATGGGCTCGGCGGCAAGGACCGCCAACTGCTTTTTGGAAAACGCATCATCGGCGTGCTCCGTTGATTTTTTGGGATGGGCCAGGCCGCATCGGCGGAACCCTTCCCGCGTGGATGATATTATAATCACGGTTACTCCTTTCCTCTGGGTGTTGGGGCAATTCATGAATTGCCCTTACATGTTGGGTTTTGGGTTTTTAGCTAAAAGCTAATCGCTAATGGCTAATAGCTTCCGTTATTTGAATGATGAATTGTGGGACCGCGTCCATTCACAATTCATCATTCATCATTTAAAATTCAAGGATCATCCCGCGCCGGTAGACCCGTAGGACAGCTGCCACAGCCCATACCCGCCGGCCGCTCTGGCCTCGGTCCCAAATTTGAATTCCTTGCGCATGAACACGCCGTCGGAATCCGGGGTGGTCTGCTGGACAAACACCGGTTTTTTCCGTTCCTGGTAGACAAAGGGTTTCACGGGACGGGTGGTCACATGGAGAAACCAGGCCGTTGTACTGGTGAGCCGGGGATTGACCACCAGCTCGGCCGTGCCGACCCATGGGTTGGGAGACTCATCGGTCAGTTTCGGATTCACCGTCAACAGTCGACCGACGGATTCCAGGGCCGGGGGCACTTCCAGCAGGTCGGGGATCAGCCCCAGGGGCCGGCCTTCATCATCCTTAAAGTTCATGATGGCGGTCCGGGCGGCACCATAGCTGGCCAGGGCGCCGGCCGTGGTGGCAGCGGACAGGGCCGCGGTGCCCAGGTTGGAGACGCTGGCCCCGGCCACTTCGTGGTCATCGTCGTAAAAATACTGGTCGTCATAGCATTCGCTGGCAAAGGCGTCGTTTTTCAGATCGGCATCGATCTCATCGGGGAGCTGCTTTGCGCTGAAACCGGCCTCCTGGGCCATGGGGCCGTAAATGCCCAGGTTGTCATCCTCGATGTCGTTTCGGTTCACGGCGATGGTGGCCTCCCAGTCGTCATTGACCACGGTGTAATTATGGGCCTTGAGGGCCTTGATCACTTTTTCACCGATCCATTTGCGCATTTTGGGAAATCGGCTCAGCCAGGCGTAATCGTTCTGGCCGGATCCGGACGGCACCCGCATGGTGGTCTTTTTCCACAGGGCCGGCGCCGTATCAAAGGCTTTATTGAAGGTGGTCTTCAAGGTGATGAAAACCGCCGTGAGACTGCTTTTATTTACGAGCATGGTGTTTTCTCCTTTTCGTAGGGGCAATTCATGAATTGCCCTTACATGTTGGGGCAATTCATGGGCTTGTCCCTACTGTTTTTTGGTTACGCCGTTAAAAGTTTCCGCTGATAATCAATCCAGGCGGCCAGCAGGATCACATCGTCTGTTTCCAGCTTTCCATCGGTGGGGTTGATAACAAGTTCGATGGCGGCCGGGTAAGCCGTGAGATTCGCCAGGGCCAGGGTTAGGGTGACGTGCTGAATGGTTTTGGTTGCAGTGGTGCCGCCCATGGCACTGGTTGCCCCGCCAAAATCGACATCAGCGTCATAGAGGGCGTCCACGTCGTTGTTGTAGGCCAGCACGGTAAACGTCACCGCATCAGCCTCCGTTGCCCCGACTTTTGCCGCCAGAATGTTCAGGGTCATGTTGGCCGCGACATCGGCGTCGGGCGGGACGGGGATCTTGACTGCCACGCCGCCCGGATTGGCGTGATTGTTCCATCGAATCCCCATCCCCTTGGCGGTCGCACAGAAACCGGGGGTTGCGCTGGAAGCATTGGCAAACACGGCCAGGGCCACCCCGGCTTCGGTGATGACCGGCATGGGAATAGACAGGTGCCCCTTCGTGGTTAAAATATGCTGATAGATTTCCTGCATTGCCGCTTCCGCCTCAGTTTGGGCCGTGTGCGCCCCGGCATCGGCAATGGAGATGGCGCTGGCCGCATGGGCCGCGCTGGCATCGGCAATGTGGGTGGCGATGTCGGCAAAGGCGATGGCCGGCTCGATATCGATCCAGGCATGGGTCGTATCGATATACCCGGCGATTACCCCGCAGTAAATGCCGTGGGACACATTTCCCGTCAGGTCCACGGACTGGTCATCCACCAGGAATACATTGTCTCCCACGTTGGCCTGGGTGATGACCGTGTCCAGGATGCACTTGAACAGGCCCCGGCGGAGGAGTGTCACGGTCAGGTCTCCGTTGCTGCCGGCACTGTTGTCTTTTTGCTCATCGGCCACCCCTTCAAAAATCAAGGCGGCGGTGTCGGACCCGGCCAGGGCGTAGCCGGCGGCATTGACGCATGCCAGTGCCCCTGCGTATACGCACGCGCTGGCGGCGACGGGAAAACCGAGGGCGTTTCCATCGCGCCTCTGCGGGTTTTGTTTGTCTGCTGCTAAAGCTGTCATAATTGGTTCCTCCTTTTCGAGGTTGTTGTTTGTTGGCGGTTTGTAGGGGCAATTCATGAATTGTCCTTACATGAAGAATTGTCCTTACATGAAGACTTGCCCTTACATGAAGACTTGCCCTTACTTTCCGTACTTTTTGATGTCCTCCTCGCTCACGTCCATCATTTTGGCCACGGTCAGGGTGGTATCATTGACCAGGGCGGCCTCATCGTCTTTTTTGCCGGGCAGTTTTTTCACGGGGATCACCACCGGCGCTTTGACCACAAATAGGGTGAAGCCGGGCAGATTGCTCTTGGCATAATCCATGGCCCAGTCCTTTTGATCCGGCGTGATCTTGCCGTCGGTCATGGCCTTGGCCACGATCTTTTCCGCATCCTGCTGGGCCAGCTGGCCCTGGAGACGGTCGAACTCGACCCGGGACACGGTGCCCTTGGTCTGCTGGCGCAGGGCATGAATGGACGCCACCACTGCGCTGGTGTCTTCATCACCGGTAAGCTCCAGGGCTGTTAAGATGTCCTTGGCCACCACTTCCACCGTTTCCGGCTTTTTGTCCGCCAGCGTTGCCACGGCTGCCAGCACATCGTCTTCAGCGGCGGTCTCGGCCAGTCCCAGTTTTGCGATCAGTTTCTTTAAAAATTCCATAGCCTCTTCCTCCTTTGGTTCCCCCGGGACCAGCTTGGCCAGTATCGGGGTCAAATGATTGGTTTTGGGCGCGTTGGTCAACGCCACAGAGTGCACGGCCACCAGGCGGTGGTCGGTTTTCCGGATAAAAAATACCGGTGAAAAATAACGATACTCCGCCTTGGCGATATACCCGGCCGCCTCATCGGTCCAGCGTGCCCGGGCCATGATGCCGCGGCCCTCTTCCCAGCGGATATCGGTGATCCATGCGGCCGCCGGGGCCTTGGTCCCGTCCACGGTGGCATGTTCGTAATCGATGACCAGGTCATTGCCCCGGCGTTTCAGGTAGGCCGCGACAATCCGGTGGGCCGTTTCGTCTACCAGGAACTTGCCCTGGCCCTCGACCTCATTCCATCCGGCCGAAAACAGCAGGAACCATTCAGGGGCCTTGCCGTCCTTGGCGGTGATGGCGGAAAGTGTGCTGCGGGCGGTGATGATGGTTTTCATCTGGTTCTCTCCTCTTTAATGTAGGGGCAATTCGTGTAAGGGCAATTCATGAATTGCCCCTACCCTTTTCCATCTCCTTAAACTGGTCGACCAGCTCCTCCGGATATTTTGACAGGTCCGGTTGCCAGGGCCGCTTGGCCGGGTTTTCATCCCATCCGGGATCCGGGATCAGGGGCCGGGCCGGCAGGCGAACGCCCGAGACCGGGTCTGTTGGTTCGATGAGCCCGCCGGTGGGATCCTCGGTTTCCACGGTCAGGAAATCTTCCTCGGCCACATACTTATGTACCGGGTTGACGCTGCACCGGCACCGGTGGCCGTTGGGCGGAAACCAGGTATCCCAGAATTTATGATCCGCCGGGAAAATTTTGCCGTCCAGGGCTGCATGAGTGGGCCGGGTGGCGCTGTCGTTTACGGCATCGTATTCCCAGTACGGGAAGTTTTTCCGGCTGCCGATCATCTGGTCGTAGCGGCCCACGCTGTACGCGGTCTGGATGTTGTTTCTGAAAACGGTCTCCATGTGCCATGGTGCAAGACCCTCCCAGCCGCGGGTGGCCATGATCTCATCCAGGCGCCCGGCAAAGTCCGCCAGGGTCTCCCCGTCGGTCAGGGCTTTTTCCACGGCCGTGTGGAGATCTTTGATGATATCCATGGACGATACCCGTGCCACCATGAACGCCCGGTCACGGGCAGCCTTGGCCAGACCGGTGAGGGCCTCCCTGGTCAGGGGCAGCCGATCGGCCCAGTACTCAATGGCTTCCTCGAAGGGCAGGGGCTCGATGGTGATGTTGTCGATGGTTTTGTCCATGGGGTCCTGGGTTGTTAGCTTTTAGCTGTTGGCTTTTAGCTGTTGGCTTTTAGCTAAGGGCTAAGGGCTAACGGCTAATCGCTGGTTTTGGCCTTCTCAGGCCGGTTAAAGACCGTCTAAACCGTGTTTAAATCTATCGAGGTTTGTTTAACGACTTTGCAGTACATGCAATGCCCCGTGTAAAAGGGTGATCGTTTAAATTCGGGCCTGTCAGGGCGTTATTCAAAATTCGCTCATTTCTCGTTCACCGTTTTGTTAATCGCTGCCCGCCCGTGCATTTCGGCGGCGAACATGACCCGTGCCAGGATCTCTTCCAGTTCGGACGGGTCCGTGTCCGAAAATGACGCATACAGTTCATCCCGGAACGCTTCCAGGGAGACGGTACCGGCCAGCAGGCGCCGGATCGGTTCGGTGATGCCGGAAAGTGCCGCGGGTACATCGGCCAGGGTGGCGGTGACCAGGTCCTCAACAGCCTGCTGCTGTGCGGTAAACGCCGGCTGTTTGGCTGTTATCCTGGCGGTGGTGGGCACATCCGGGGTGTCTATGGCCCGGCCCACGACGGTTTCGTCTTTGTCCGGCTCGGGTATCGCAAATTCAGTGCGCAGCCAGGGCAGGGGCATTTCCACATGCCGATCGAGCAGCTCACCGATCCATGTGGCTTTTGCCACGAGATCTTCGGACTCCTCCCAGGGCGCCTCATATTTAGGTACCGGTGTATCCCATCCGAAGTTAAAGCCGACAATAGGCCGGATCAACTGGTGACGGATGGTGGCGGCCAGTGCCCGGGAATCGGCCTTGACCAGATCCAGGCGTACCTCGTTGTGTGTTTTGGCCGCGGCATACGAGCCCTTGTCTCCCACCTCGGCGGACAGGGTCTGTCCCAGGATCGCCTTGGAGTTTTCACGGTTGGCAAAATCAGCCAGGGCCTGATACAGGTCCCCGGTGGCCTTGCCCTTGGCGTTTTCCACAAATTCGATCTGGGTTGAGCTGGAGATAATACCGGCGGCATCGGAACCCAGGGACGAGATGGCGGCGATGAGCGCGTCCTTGTCATCACCACTGGCGCCGGGGTCGTACTTGCCCAGGCGCAGCGGCATGCCGTAGACTTCACAGAAGATCACCCAGTCCTTGAGGCTGTAATTTTTAAACAGAAACATCCATGCACAGACCCGGTAAATACCGGACCGGGCCGGGTGCCCGCTCTTACCGCCATAGCGGTGAAACAGCATTTTCCAGGCCGGGATCTCCACGCCCATGATGTGCTCATCGGTTAAAAGGCGCGGTATCTTGCACAGAACCCCGGCATCGTCGGTGAACAGAAACCGTTTTTGCTCCACAAATTCAAACCTGTCGGGCAGGGCCTGGCCTTCGGACACGTCCCAGTTGATCTCCAGGGCGCTGTAGCCTTTGCCCACGGCATCCTGCAGGCTGGTGAGCACGTCCGGGTAGTCGGTGAGGTTGTCCAGGTAGCCGGTGACAAAATCGGCCACCTTGACGTCACGGGCATCCTCGGATGCCGGCTTGACGGTGAAATCCACGTCTAAAATCACATTGACCCGTTTGCCCCGCTCCCCCAGGATGTGCCCGTCTTTTTCCTCCATCTGTTCAAACAGCTGGGCCTGGCGGGCCACGTCACCGGCATCGGCTTCACGGAAAACAGAGGCCAGGCGCTCGGGGGTGAGACCGGCGGCCACGTATTCGCGCCATGCGTCCATTAAGGGCGCCGCGGCCAGGGTCCGGCGGGCCGGGGCTTTTTCTCTGTTTATGGGTCGGTTGAACTGGTCATATAGCTGCATTACCAGGTTCCTCGCTGGGTAAAACGGCGTTTTGCCGTGGATTGGTATTCTATGGGGCCGCCGGATGCGTTCCGGCTCCGGAAATCCGCCAACAGCCCGGCAATGGTGCTGTCACCGTGGCGCTCCCCGGCTTTGTCGGTTTTACCTTGGGGCACCCTGGGCACCCCCCGAACCAGTTTCACGGCCCGGTGATCTTCCAGCACGTCGTCATGCCGGATAATGGTGGTGGTTCTATCTTCAAAACCGGCCTTGTATTTCGGAAATTCGTCCCGGTAAAATTGTTCGGTAAAATGGATGGCGTCCACCAGCCCCTCTCCCCATTCATCGGTGGCCGCCTCTGCGATAAACCCGCCATTGCCGCCGGCATCGATGCTGCACCCGCCAAATCGGGGCAGGCCTTTACCGATGGTTAGCACCACCTGTTCCTGCTGTTTATACGGCACATTGTGCAGCTCCACGAGGAACGGCCAGCGATTATGGAGCGTTGCGCCGATTTCAAGCGGGACAATATCGGACATGTCCCCCACACGGGCAAAGTCCATTCCGAATACGTGCCGGCGGTTTTCATCCAGTTTATCCAGTTCCGGCTGGAGGATATCCCGTATCCAATCGGCCATTTCCGCCCGGCGCGCCGGCTCTTTTGCGATATTAAACGCCCGGCTGCCGTCAAACCGGAGCAAGGGCGCATCGACCATGCAGGCTTCCACAAGGGATCGGGGCAGATACGCTCCGCCGCCGAAGGCCGGCACACAAAAAAGCTCCTCATCCTCGTTGGGACGGTAGCGCTTGACGAGCTGCTCACGCCAGTCGGCTTCGGCCGCTTCTGACCACGCCTGGCCGTTGATCTCGCATATTTTCCGGTAAAGGCCCTCATTGATGGCATCATCAAGGGTGACCCGGTGCACGGCATAATCGTTTTTTCCGGCCCGGGCGTCCTGGATCAGGCCATTGAAGGGGTGTTCATCACCGTTATGGGTGGAAAGCACCCGGACGGTGCCGCCCCACATGGTCATGGCAATGGCGGCCTTCAGCAGTTCAGCGATGTCATCGACAAACGCCGCCTCATCGATAATCAGGCGCTCACGGGGCCGGCCCTTGGAGCGCAGGTTTCTCGGGTTGCTGGAAAACGTCTTGATATGGTGTCCGCTGGCAAATCGTATATCGTAAACATGGATATCCCGGCCGTCATCGCGTGTGAGCAGCTGCTCACCGATCTCTCCGGAGGCCGCGTGAAACGCCTTGGCCCATGTGGCGCAGTCCTGGATAAACCCAGCCGTCATTTCCTTGTCATAGGAGATGTAATACACATTCGCGCCGCGGTCCGCGTCCGCCGCGTGCAGCACGGAATCCGCCGCCTCGGCATAGGACATACCGATACGCCGGCTTTTTTCAATAATCTTCACCGGCGAAACGTCATTGTTCCACCGGATCTGGTATGGCAGCAGTACGGAACTCATGAAGACATCCCCGTCATGATGGCGGCCCGCAATGCGTCAATGGTTGCCGCGCTGGTTCCTTGTTTCTTGGCGGTTTCCTCGACCACATCGGCGGCCTCTGAAATAATCTGTTTGCGGAGCTTCTCTTCCCGGCGGACATTCTCGCTGGCGGCCCGCTCCAGGCGGTCAATGGCGATTGCCATATCTTTAAGCATTTTCGGTTCTATCGGCTTTGATCCTTCGGCCATCTCCATGGTGGCCTCGAATGCCAGGGTGCGCACCATCTCGTTGAGCAGCTTGCCCACTTCGCCCTGGGGCGCAGCGCCCAGCTTGCCGATCCACATCTTGGCCACTTCCCGTGACTGTCGCAGCCGGGCGCCTATTTTGTCCATCTGCACCGAATAGCGGTTGACGGCGCTTTTGCTGATGCGTTCATCATGGTCAACCTCATCTAAGATGGCGTTGATCCGGGCCGTGGCGTCGAGCTGTGTCACGCGCGGATCCCGGAGCAGCTCCTGGAGCTTTTCCCGGACATCTTCGGGCAG